TACGAAGCAACTAACTTAAACGATTGTGATGCTTCTATGAAGTACGGAGAAAGCGTAGAAGAAATTAAGACTGAAATAGACGAGAATGAGTATCACGAACTTGAAGCAGATTTATTTATAAACATTGAAAAGGATGTGCATCATCCCGACCAATACTAAAACCAAAGAGAGATGAAGACACCAATGCAAGAACTATTGGAATGGGTTAGAGCAACCTTACCAATGGATTTAGAAACACCACAAATGATTGAGCGGAAGATTGAATCAATGCTTGAGAGAGAGAAAGAGGTGATGCAAGATTTTGCTACAGATTATGAACGAGAATGCAGAATAAACCTTGAGCGTAGCATTGAGAAATGTTGGGATGAAACCTTTAACACCAAAGATGATACAAGTAAGGGAATAAACTGACCTTTAATAATACATTGTCAGGCGATAGCTTGACACCTTTAAACCAAAGAGAGATGAGTGACCAAGAGAAAGCCACAAAGATTCTATTCTACCTTTTAGCGTTTACGATTTGCATATTTGCACTAAGCGTATTAGCATTGATGTATGTGTATGTTCACCCTACAATCAGTTTACAATGATTAGAAAATACAAACATATTAGAGAAGTTCAGAAGTATTTAGATATGCTGATGATAGACCAAGTGAATCTAACCATACAAGCAAGTAGATTTGGTTGGACAGAAGAACTACAGAATCAATTAATCAATAGCGCACTTCTGATACGCAAGTATCAAAGAAGGTTGCGCCTAATAAAAATGTGATGGAAGAAAGGAAAGGACAAATGATATACCATTACTACGCTAAGATTGGTTGGAAAAAGAAGCGTGGTAACGGATATATAAACAACTACAAGAATGTAGAGTTTGTATCTAGAGCTGAGAGCTTAGAGCAGATGAATAGTAGTGCAGAATTTATTATGCAGATAATGCACAGCAATGGACTAACAGGTTCTAAGATATATGACTTTAGAGTTATGGAGATAATAAAACGAGAAGAGATTAGCAGGTCGTTTTATTACAATGAAGAAGATAATTAATAATAACAAAGGGCTATGAGAAATATAGTATACACAGCAGAAGAACTAAGGAGTTCTTTATCTAACCTACGAAACGAAGGTATCAAGAAAGGAGCGTGGACAGGATTCGATTCTCTCTACGAAAAGTATTCAGTAAAGAAAGGAAGCACCACGTATTTATATGCAGGTGCGCATCAAGGTAAATCGCAGTTTGGATTTGAGCTGATGATGAATCTATCACAATTCAGCGGATGGAAGTGGGCAGTTTATTCTCCCGAAACAGGCTCACCTACAGAAGTATTTGCAGAGCTATTATGGGTATACCTTCGTAAGCCGTTTCTAATAAACAATAAGATAACAGCTACTGATGAGGAATCGGACAAAGCTATTGAGTTTATAAACAAGCACTTCTTCATTATAGATAGTGGTCTTCAAGACCTATCGGTAGAAGGGTTTTATACAGCAGTAGAAGAGATAGAAGAAGCATACGATGTCAAGATTGACGGATGTATGATTGACCCCTTTACAGAAATAAAAACCGATGTGTCTTCAGGAGTACGTGACGATATTGCTATTGGTCAAGTTCTTACAAAAATCCGTAAGCATAGTGCAGAAAATGACTTTCATACAATAGTAACCGTACACACTAAACACCAACAGGCTAAGTACAAAGATGGAGTTCCCTATGTCGATGTTCCTACAATGAATGACATCGCAGGAGGTATGCAATGGTCTAGGAAAGGTATGATGGTTATTAATGTATGGCGTTGTCCGTTTGGATTGCAAGATGAGAATGGAATACCATACGAGCCTAATCAAGTAAAGATTACAGTAGTTAAAGCTAAACCTAAAATTGTAGGTAACTTAGGAAGTGTTACCTTGTATTACGATAAATTGTCTAACAGATATTACGAAATTGATAAAAATGGAAACAAACAATTCGCCTATCCACAGTCTAATACTTGAACGCAAGAAGTCATTCGCCAATCTAGTCAGAGCGTACTTGAGATTTAATGTGAGCGATGCATTGAATATTGTAGTTGAAGATGATGGTAACATATCTATCAACGGTAATTACTACAAATTTGATGTGTCAGATTATACAGGATGTACGCCTAACTATATATTTCTTAATCCTTCTTCAGGACGCATTCTTATACAGAAAGATGGTGTTAAAAAGATTTATAAGCTAGAAGTAGATTTATTAGATAATTAATTATATATTAGTATAGATGAAAACTACTAAGGATTTAATACTAGAAGTTTCTGAACAAGTTACTAATCTGCTCTTAGAGAAGAATGATGCCTATGGGGATTCAGCCCTTTACCCTGTAGGTATCTTCTCTAAGGGAGATGCAGTTGATAGTTTGTCTGCTCGTATAGACGATAAACTTATGCGCATCAAATCTAGAGGGATTAACGATGCAACCGAAGATACCGTCCAAGATTTAATAGGATATTTAATTCTGTTAAAGATTGCTATAAACAATAAAGATGTCTGATTCTCTAAACAACTACCTATCTGATTCTATAAAACTGAATAAAGACAGAGTGCAACACTCTGTAAAAATGGGTAGAAGTGCTGAGGCTTTGTTTAAGAAACTCACCAAAGCAGAGAAGACAGAAATAGAACTTGACAAAAAGCACGTTGATTTCTTTTGGGAAGGTAAACTTGTAGATGTCAAAGGACTAAAGCCGTCACACAAACAAGGGTACATACTTATAGAATTTGTAGGTGGATACGGCACTAGAGGATGGTGTTCAAAACAATCCAAAGCAGAATATATAGCCTTTCAGTTTCCTGAGAGGTTTTATGTTTTTGATAAGGATGTACTTAGAAACAGAACAATATCTCTATGCCCTAAGTACGAAGGTGAGGAATCTGTGTTGCGTAAGAACAAGACTCCTATAGCTGAAGGGTTGTATAAATGGTTAGGTCGATGGAACAGGAAAGATGTGTTTACCTACATCAAGTTTGAAGATGTAAAAGATATTATATATGATACCGTCCAAATCCCTAGAGATTGAACTTAACCTACCGAAGCCTCCTTCTTTGAATGCATACTTTAATTCAAAGCATTGGGCGATAAAAGTTAAATATAAAAAAGAATATACTAAATACTGTGAAGAACAAATTGCGCTATATGATGAGTTTACTTGTGATACTTATGAGATTCATATCAGGTATAATAGTAGGCACGATGTTGACAATGTTATTCTTGTTTCAAAATTTCTCTCTGATACTCTCGTGGATAAGGGCGTGGTTAAAGATGATGGTAACAAATACTACAAAAGGCTTAATATCCAAATTGACAAGGAGCTTCCAAAAGATGCGTTCTTGGTTAAGGTTAAATGCCAAGGAGTAAAAGAAAAACACGATGAGTGAGGAAAAGAATTATCAGAATTGTAAATTAACTAGGAACAGGATTGACTTGTATCTATATGAAATGTCTAAGCTGTTTACAAATATAGGTATTGATTCTACTGAAGAAGAAATACAGGAAGCCTACAGGAGAGAACAGGAATACATAGACCGTATAGCTGAGTTAGACCCTGTTAAGGCAAATAACCTAAGAGCTAGTTATTGAAATGAACCTCAATGAGTATTACGAAGAAATCACCGATAGTGAAGCAAATTTCATTATCGATTTACACGAGGCAGTCGACCACTTGGTTTACAACGGCATCCCTGTTACATTGGTACGGTTGGGATACGACCTTGGCATAACACCTAGTGAGCTTAGTGATTACACATTTATAATACTCTCTATACTAGACAAGGTTGAAGAAAAATACTCGGTACGATAAAACCCTTATAGAAAAAGAAGCTATAAAGTCTGTTATAAACAATAGGATAACAGAACCTTTAGGTGAATTTATATATCAACGTGCTGTTGAAGTTTCAGGCTCTGCGTTTATAACCAACGGAGATAAAGAACTCAAACAAGCATTAGTTGATGAGGCTGTTATGCGTGTATGTGAGAAGTTTCTTCATTACTATAAAGAGGGCGGCTCTGCCGCTAACTTAATTATAACAATGATTTATTCTACAATGACCAACAAGATTGTAGGATTAAAATGGAAAGATAAATACGGACACAAGATTAAGGGTCGTGTGGTTTGTGTAGAAAACGGAGAAAAGTTTACACGTCTAGTAAGATATGTAAAGGACGATAACATAAGTAAAAAATTATGATAGATATTTATAACGATTGGATTTTAGTAAGCAGCATAGGATTGATGTTTGCATTTCTATTTATCTTTGAACCCTACGGTTGGTTGATAGAAAATATATTGACGTTTAAGCCATTTACGTGCGTTCTGTGCTTCTCTTTTTGGTGCAGCTTACTCTTGTATACCTATCTAGGAGAAAACCCCTTATATGCGATTTATACAGCTTTTATTGCAGAGCTATCGTATCGTAAGTTAGTTTCAGAATAATGTAGATTAAAATACCTATGAAGCTAATCAAGTCAGTTAGACAAATTACTAAAATTATATTACATTGCACCGCTACTCCTGAAGGTAGAGATGTAGATGCAGCAGACATCACTCGATGGCACAAGAAAAGAGGATGGAGAAACAATGGCTATCACTATGTCGTTAAGCTAGACGGAACAATAGAGGAAGGTCGTAGCGTACAAATGGTAGGCGCACATACCATAGGGCATAATGTAGGAAGTATAGGTGTTGTTTATGTAGGAGGATGTGATAAGGATATGAATCCTAAAGATACAAGAACTCCTGAGCAAGACTTTGTATTAACCAACCTACTTTCTGCACTATTGGAAATGTATCCTATAGCTACGCTACACGGACACAATGAATTTGCTAACAAGGCTTGTCCTAGCTTTGATGTACAGAAAGAATATAACTTCTTAATTAACAAGTAACCTTTATGAAAAATGATTTTGATGTTAGCGATAGCTTCGCTGACTTTGTAGACCTATTGTCAAATGATGAGAAAAACAATAACGCTCAATGCTCCATTGATAATCCTGAGTGTGAAGCGTGTGGTAGCTAATTATGAACCCACTAAAGAAAATACTAACAGGGAGTGTGAAGGAAACTGTGGATGCGGTTGCCAATGTGGTAGATAGATTTGTCGCCACCCCTGAAGAGAAAGAAGCTATACGTCAAAGTATAGAATCAGAAATAACTAAGCGTTGGGAAGCAGATAGCTTAACAGACTCTTGGTTATCTAAAAATGTACGACCATTAACACTAGCAACTGTTATGATATTTCTTGTACTTATGACCTTCTTTGAAGGATTCGGTATAAGCAGTATTAATGAGAGATGGATAGGGTTATGGGAAATGGTAAGCGTAACGGTGATAGGCGGATACTTCGCAGTAAGAAGCGTAGACAAACGGACGAAAGTGAAATAGTGTGGTGCGATATTGCACCAATAGAATGTACCTGCTTAGGTACGAACTGTAAACAAAAGGGAGGGCGTTAGTCCTCCTTTCTTTTTCTATTTATAATATACCACTTCTGCATCGTATATCCTATCGATGCTAGTAGAAGTAATATCTTTAAGACCTCTTCTAATTCAGAAAAAGATAAAGCCATTGTCGCTGCGTTGAATGTTAGAACTTTGAGGTCTGTAGTATCCATAGTTTATATTATTCGCACTCGCTATCTGAGGTGCTTGATTTAGGATAGAACACAGCGGAATCCTGATATACATCTTCAGCCTCAAACAAATCGTTATCACAACCTTCAGCAGTTGCAATAGCTTTAATAGCCGTCTTTCCTAAAATATAGTTTACAATTCTTTTATTTATATAAGTAATCTTAGACTCCACCGTTGATGATATAGCATCTAACGACATTTGGTCTGATTTGTTTTCTTCATTCTTAGTACGAGCTGTCTCGCTACGAAGCACAGAAATGGCAGCTCTAGCAGAATACATAGCCAAGCAGTATTTAACCAACTTAAACAACTCCTGCTCATCAGTATCTAATGTTTCCCCTAATACCTTAACCTCAAGGTCTTCGTATAGACAAGAACCTAGCAAGTCTTGTATAGATGTGTACTGCTCTAACTGTATCAATGCTAGTAATGCACCTCTATCTAAACGCTTAGGTAGTGGGAAGTTCTTGTAGAGGTAGTTGTCGTCTATGAATATAATATCAACCATTGCTTATATCTTCTGTGTTAGCACCCTTCAATGATTCTAGGCTAATCTCTTCTTCTACAATACCCACGTTCATCTTATCGTAACCAACCGTACTGAGTATGGTGTTTAGTCCGTCAAGGATTGTTTTCCTGTTCGGTAAAGTTTCTGTAGCTCTAAAAATTTGGTATGCAGTAACCAACTCGTTACCTGTACCTCCTAGCTTACCTGCTACCATAACACCAAACAATGTAGGGCTAGTAATATTGTGAGCAGTAAGTATCTTAGCATCGTTTAGCCTAGACAATACGTCTATAGTCTTATCTAAGTTAGAAACATCCATAGGAGTAAACTTAGGAGCATCTTCTTCTTTTTTAACCCACGATACAATGAAGTTATCTGCCTGTGGTCCTGTGAAAGATTCTTTAAACTTATCGTACTCATCACGCTTCTGCTCCGCAGACATATTTCTACCAATGAAGGTGGCTAATACTTTTGGTGTAAAGCCGTTCTCAGCAGAGTTCTTAATGTGTTGACCAAATGCAAAATCACCTGCAATATAATGATAAGCAGAAATGTAGTTAGGGACTCCGTAGTAAGGATTTCCTGAGTACGGATTAGCAATGTATAGAAGAGCTTCTGTAGCTTTCTTATCAAACTTATCAAAGCTCTTTATCTTTTTAGGCTCATTGTGTTGCACACTAGCGGCATTGTAGCCGAAGTATCTACGCACAATGTAATGTGTTACTTTACCCTGCTCGTTAGGTTCTCCTGCACGAACACCTTTAGGGTCTATAGATTTTAATTCTACAATCTTAGTTCTCTCCTTATTCCAACGAACATATAAAGCACAAGCACCTTTATGCTCGTAATGAAAAGCAGCGTGTGATAGCACATCATACATACTCACATTAGAACCACCACAATGGTTCATAAATGCTTTTAGTTCTGCCTTAGATTTATTGGTAGGTAAGAAATCGTCTTGGTAGCTTACCTCGTTGCCAACAATCATTTTCGCTTTCTTGGTAAGAATACCGCTGTGGACAGGAGACTGTCGCAGCATCTTGTCTAGTATCACAGGAAAATCATCGTTCACACCAAACTTGATGTAGCTACCCTCAGTCGTTTGACCTAGCTTGTAGCGCATATTAAGGTCACGGATAGTGTTCTCCAATGCGTTGGAAGAAACTACATTCGCTGTGCCTTGTACATAAGTCTTCGGTGCGAAGAACTCTGTTATATTATTTATCAATCCCATATACTGTAATTTACAAGTCTACAAACCTAACGCTATCACCATATATACCTGACCCTGTTTGAGTAGATACATAGTCTTCTATATGAACTAGGTATGTGTATTCGTCACTTCCATTTATAAGCGTTAGTGTGTATTCACCTCCATCTTCTAAAGGGTATTCTTCAGATAACAAATCTATGTTTAAAGTAATAAAATCTTTACAAGAATCATAATTATTATTATCCTGCAAACCTTCAAAGGTAAGCTCATAATCACCCACTACCTTTGATAGTTTCACGGTAAATTCTCCTGTAAAGGATGCTAACTTTACAAAAGACAATGTGTTTACTCTTCCCTTTTTAAGATGCTTCATTAATTATTCTTCAGTTATTTCGGGTGGATTGCAGTATTCGCTGTCAGGAAATAGCTCACAATACTTAGCAGCATATTCGTCTCGTTGACTTGAACTACCAAAGTTGTGTACGCCTAATGGTGTAGCCCATACAATATGCTCTTCCCACTCTGCGTGTGGCTCACCGTCCCAACATACATCTACTGCATACTTTTCAGACAATACAGGGGCGGTAACTTCATTACCTTCCTCATCGTATGTACCTGCTGTTTTAACGATAAAGCCAAGCTTTACTACTGATTGTGTGAGGTTACCTTCCTCATCTCTTAAAAGGTCGATAGCAGTATTAGCTGCTGCTTCGTCTACGAATTCGTACTTTCTTATTATTTTCATTTTATAGTGTTGTTCGTGTTATACATTCGGCATCGGATAGGACTGAATCAAAATATAAAAATTGATGCACCTTTTGATTTGGCGAGTAAATTGAAGGATTGGTATAACTTGTAGCAAATTGTGACATACTCGTTCCATCAAATGTTCCTTCTGTATCTACACCTTGCAAAACTCCGTTTATATAAAACTTCCAATCGTTATTTTTATAGGTTAATAACATTTTAAAACGACCTGCGCTAAATGTATTAGAGACTATTGAGGCTTGAGTACCTCCTTGATAGTGAACCATACGGAATTGATTGCTACCAAATGTCGTAAAATACAATTCACCCCCACCATAAATTCCACCTAAAAACATATTAGGTTCAAAGTAATCTAAAGTTGTATCCAAAAACAATGTGCCTTCGGTTGCATTAATGGTTGCTTGTTGGTTTAACAATTTATTAGAATCATTTACCCTCGTTACACTTCCACCCGAATGATTCGGGATGTACGATGTTGGGTAAGAGCCTTCTTCTACTTGGAGTCCGTAAAAATACGCTTCTGCATTTGCGTTATTAGGTGTAAACAAAAAACTCTCTAAACTATCTGCCAAATAAAATTGCACTCTACCACTCAAATCAACGCCATCGGTGAAATTAGTAGTTATAGAACAACGATACCATCCGTTTCCATAATCTTCTATTTTTCCCGTGACTCCTGATTCAGTGCCTTTTACCCCATTCTCAATATCAAAATAACAAGTACCATTGCCCGAACCAAAATCTGTAAGGTTTAATGCTATGTTGGTTGCATCAGAATTTGCCTTATATTTCGCAAATAAAGAGTAGGTGTACTGCCCCGTACTTGCCACAGATATATTTTCCCTAAAGAATACTTGACCTGTTGTTCCGTCTCCACTTAATTCAGCCGCATTCTGTAATCCTTCGGGGCTTGTTGTGGCGTTGTCGTTTATAGTTGAATTAAAAGTCGTATATCCCGAAAAATTAAAGTATTCCGTTTGCGGTATAAGTTGAGTCCTATTCGGCTCTAACAACAAACTCCCTGTGCCACCTGTATAGTCTATTCTTGGTTCGTCTTCTAACAATCCTGCTTGTACAGTAGATGCACCTGTTTCGATGTAGTCTGTTGCAACAAGACCTTGCTCTAATTGGGCGTTGTATAAATAAATACCGCTTGTACCATCCGCTAAATAAGTAGATGTACCTTGTGCTGTATTAACATCAGGTGCAGGGCTAATTACTACCGCACCTGAATTAGCAGGGTCTAAAACTCCTTGACATCTATACCATCCGTTACCAACTGACTCAATAGATGCAATGTTTAATTGCCCATTAGTAACTGCTGTTCCTGCTCCTGACAAATGAAAATAATTTGACCCTGTATTACCTCCACTGAATGCCCAAAAACGAACATATTCATACCCATTGGCTTTTGCATAAAAACTAAAAGTTTTTACTTGTCCTGAAGTTATATTATGCCCTAATCTATGATGTTCAGTTGTTGCGGTAGTAGTAATTTCCCAAGCATTTGTGCCGCCATCAGGGTCAGTTATACTTGATGCGTTTCTTGTTATTCCATTAGTAGTAAAATTCCAAACGGCATTTGAAAAATCATTGCTATGATTTAAGAGATTCTCTCTACCCTTCTCAATTAAGCCATTAACATCTACCCTCGTAGCAGCAAGGTTACTACCACGAGTAAAAGTAAATTCTCTAGGGACATACTTCCCCGAAGAATCACCTACAGCGTAGCCTAACAGGTTACCGTCTTTCGCT